GCTTCGAATTTCGCTTTAGGTCCCTACCTGCTCCACCTTTATAGATGCAGATATGTCGCGCGGACATAACCCAGGACACGAGTCTCAAATTCACGTTTAATTAGTCACCCCACGCGGGGCTCTAATCTACGAAAGAGAACTTGAAAGAACTTTCGTATTAAACTAAAACCTCGTTAGGGTTATTGCACCACCTCAAAGGACTGAGTAGATGCCGTCTCTACGCTATCTTTAAAAGATAGCCATACCGAACAATTCTTCCGCCATTGCGGGGAGTTTTGTATCGATACCTTGGATGGTAGAAATCCAAGCCATATCCTCGGAGGTATAGGAAATGGGCGTCATCAACTTTTCCTTGTCGATGGCTTTGAGTGCAGAGAAGATCCGCTCATACAGCTGGTTGAAGTAGACCATACCATGCTGATAAGCATCCTGCATTGAGTTCTTGATATTCTCAGCAAGAAGCTCGTCTGGGGTTGCGAACTTTGAATCAGTGATCCACAACAAGCGATCCTCAATTGACTTCTTCTCCAAAGGAGCGAGATAGAAGCCACGGAACTCGTGGTGCGGAACAAAGTCGCGCTTGAGGAAAGAGACCTGATCCAGAGTGGTGTAGGGCTCACACGTCCTCCACGGATTCTTTTGGGCGTCCGTGTAAGTGATTCCATGACGTTCCATGAATTCACCAAAAGTGCGTTGGTTGTAGAATTCCAGACCGTCGTCGGTGACTGAGTCAACGTGATCGTCTCCATAGGCCTTTCGGACTACATTGGCGTCACAGATGTGCAGGGGTTGCTTCTCGGGTGGTGCTAAGCCGAGCCAAGCGAGGTACATGTACATCTCATTGACTAGACTGTTAAATGGCGCAGTGCCGGGAAACCCTGATGGGAGACCTTGTTCAATGTGAATCATCGCGTCCAAAACGCAGGTGAAACGGTCAAAGGATTCTTGGATCAGAACCTTACGGACTTGGGCATTGACTGGGCCGTCATCATACCATGCATTCGCAATGTCACAAACGGCGCTCAGAAGCTCAGCCATCTCAGTAGAATCAAATTTCGCATAATCTCCAGCGAAAACTTTCTCGGACAAACGACGCAACTCAAGTGCAAGTGCGGTCCATTCGATACTCGTCGCATTCAATCCAACCTGGCAGCAAAGCTCGCCTCGGTTGACCATCAACATTGCAATGAAATCAAAGAAATACTGGCGGAATAGAATGGTATAGTCTACGGGCATGATGGTAAAGCATCTGGTGGAGGGCTTCTCGCAGTAGATCTTCTTCTTAGCTCTACGCTCATCTTTGAGGCACTCCTGGGTGACCGAGATGACACGTCGACCCTCCTGGGCCTCCTTCAATCGATGAACAATCTTTTCGAGGAGGGGCTTGTGGGTGATGTGATATTCTTCACGGCCTGTGGTGGCATTCATTCTCTTTCCAAACATCCACTCCTTATTATGGGCAAAGCGGGGACGTTCTGAATTCCAAAAAGATCCTTCTGCGGACTTCATGTTGATAGAATCAGCATATTCAGTCACAGCGATTCCATTGATGGACTCGGAGAGAGACATGAGACGCTTCCCAATCACTCCGTCATATTTACGATATTTCTTCGTCATATGCTCAACGACAATTTTGATATGATCGTTGCGGAAAGGCTTCACAGGTTGATGAAACTTGTTGACAGCCTGGATCAGAGGATCGTAGTTGGGGGGGCAACGATCATCCTTTCGTGATAGGATAGCGGGTTCGGTTTGGGGCTCAATGTCAATGATACCTTGCAGAGCGCTCGGGAAGATTCCAGTCTTCTCGGGGGAGCGTCTAACAAGGTTAGAGGGCAACTTACCCATGATGTCAAGACCATCAGAGAGTTGACCAAACGCGGGGTTGATCGATCCCTGAACCACAAGTCCAGCATCAGTCATCTTTTGGAGCACTTCAAGAGCGCATCCTCCGGAGATATAACCGGTGGTTTTGGTGAGGATGTTGATTCCAGCCTCAATCTCTTCACGGACAAGCATCTCGGAAAAAGCCAACTGTCTCTGCAAGGACGCAGCGACGTGAAACCCAAGAATCTTGGCGTACGCGAAGCGGTTGTTTTGAATCAGGAGAGATCCACACTCTCCATTCACAGTATCAGCGTAGTATCTGTAACCGTGAAGAATGTGTTTTTCTTTTCCAATATCGTAACGAACCTTCATGTTATCTTTAGTCAACATGGGGCGGATGGAAGGAATTCCTCGCTGACGGACCCAGCACTCGTTCTTCAGATTCGACATGAGTCCAAGGAGGGAACCAGTCGTCTCTTTAAAAGAGGCATGATCATCAGCTCCTGCAATCCTCTTAACAATATCGACCGCGCCAGAAACACTCTCGGAGAGAAGGTAAATGGCAACATCACGTTTAGGGCAGATGTAAAGGCGGGAGGGATCAAAGGATTGAGGGTAGGGGCGATTGCGAACTCTGAGATAAAAGAGATCTCCCATAGTCCAGGTGGCATCCTTATTCACAAAGAAGTGCTTAGGAACAGCCATGAACTTGTCCTTCAACATGATGGCACGCATTCTAATGGTGGACTTGGGTTGGCAAACCATGACCAAGTTATCCAAAAGGCGGTTATCAATAAAGGCGGCAGTATCAGGATCAGAGGTGGCTTGAGAAGTAGCCTCAATTTCGTAGCTGGTTGCAAGAGTCTGAGTCTTACGAACAATTTCACCACGAACTTGGAGCTTCTCCATTTCTTCCTCCAGTTCTTCAGGGGAGAGATCAATGATGTCAGCAGGAACATCCGTTGTCATAGCGCTACCCTCAATGGAAATAAGTGGGCGATTGCCATAACGGGTCTTGTAGTCGTCAATTCCGGACTCAGTAGTTACATTAGACTGATCGAAAATGGACTTGGAGGGGCGAGAGAATTGTTGAGATTCAATACCGAATTGCATCTTGCGACCGCTTCGGCGAGTTTTGTAATCGTCAATTCCGCTCTCGGGGTGGGCATAAAGATCATAATCATTCTCACGACAATACGCTACATAATCACGCCACTCATAGGTTTCTCCCATAACTTTGGGGAACCACCCATCATAAGAGAGTGCATTTCTGTAGGGGATAATACCGGGATTCTCAGCCTTAAAGACTTCAAATTTCTTGGCATCACCTTCGTAGTCATCAGGAGCGCGTACAGTCATATAGTGCGGTGTCTTGGTCTGAGCCTCAACCGAGTAATGATGTGTCTTACGGACCCTAGACTGATAAGAGTCGGGAACGGATTCGGTAAACACAGAGATGGGGATCTCATTGGTGGAGCGGTCTTTGCCATCGTCTTTCGAGTAGTGCTTGGACATGGCAAAAGCAAGTCCAATTACTCCCATACCGACAATAGAAGTCGCAAGGTATTTGCGAGTAGTGGGATCTTGGGAATTCCAAAGATCTTGAAAATATCCGGAGACACGGGAGGCTTGCTCTTTGATCCCGACAGTAAGAGCCCAGTAGCTGCTCTTCGCTCTGTCGGAAGCACTCTTTGCGCGAAAAATCGTCTTCTCAGCAACGGAGAGACCCTCATCAGAGTTCTCAGCCATAGCTTGGCAAATCTTCATCTTGGAAGCAAATGTGAATGCGGAGGTCATCATAGAGAAATCTCTGCGCTCATAAGCTGCTTTCCACGCATCAGTCCAGGCCCGGAGATAGTGACGTCGCTCTTCAGAGGAAGAGTTATCAATCATATTCTGAGCCTCGGCATCGAGAATCTCAAACTCCTCAAAAACATCTCCATCCCCATCGGTGACTGTAGTCACAACACCGGGGATGGATTGAGCGAGCTTAGTATCAATGATGGCCTGAGCAACAGTAGAGGGACGAAGGTCGGTGGTATTCTTCTTAACAAGAGCTTTCTGTTCATCATAATGAGCCTTGGTTCGAGCAATGACCACCTGCATAAATTCTTCAAAAGAAAGAGCTTCTGAGGTGCGGTGACCAGTAATGGGGTCCATCAGGTAGTAATCACAATGTCCTTGATCGTTGGGTCCTCCTCCGAAAGGGGCAGGGGCACCATCAATCTGCTTACGAACCATCTCAACAAGAATATTGCGGCGACGGTGGAAGGCAGCGGGAGATCGAAGACCGCCAAATGTGGGGATCATGGCGACGTTGGTCGAGGAGACGATCAACTTAGAAGTGAAATACTTGCCTTTGTCATTGAGGGATGCCATGTGAACCATGTAGGGTGCGTTGGATTTAAGTCCAATGAGCTCCGTGATATCACAAACTCCATCTTTGACAACCTGGGCAAGATCGTCATAGATGACAGCGGATTGACCCATGTACCCATCCCAATACTCAGTGTCCACAGTGCGTGAATACGAAACATTGTCTTTAGGCCATTCTTGGGTACCACGGACATCCTCAACAATCTGGTGCATCACAGCGGATTTACCAAGACCAGGAAGACCATACAGACAAACATGGAAAGGATCAACGCGATATCTTTCGTTACCTTTGTAGGCGACGACTTCAGTGCGAAGCTTCTCCATCTTTGTCATGGCACGAGTGAGAGGCTGCATAATGCTAGCGGGAGCATTAGAGGCAATGGCGACCTTGATCAAAGCTGAAAGATCATCAAAAGTGTGAAGTACATCATCTTTAATCTCGGCTTCAGTCAAGCAACGAACTTTCATCTCTTCAAGATTAAGTTCGGCGACTTTATCGAGGATCTCCAATGAGTTGGACATCATTCCTCTGAGGGTCATTCCATCTTTGGTGGAAATCTCGGGGATGAGCTTTTCTTGCACGAACGCAGTGAAAACAGTCATCGCCTCAACTCCAGATTTGATACCAGAGAAGGAGCGACCAAGGTCTCCGAGAGACTTAATGACACGGGCCGTAGATCCAGCCTTATTGAGATTGAGGAAGAAAGCAAGGACTCCACAACACAACTGCATAAGCATAGGCATACTTAATGCAGAACCCTGTTGAACTCTAATCGGGTTATCTTCGGACTTGATCAATTCTGATACAAAGTTCACGAACTTGTGTGTGGCTATAGCCGAAATGCTTCCCAAGACAATCTTGGCAAGGGGGGACTCGAGGTAATCTCTCATAGAGTACACGGCGAAGCCTGCAACCAAAGTTGAAATAAAGAGCTTCCAATCAACAGAGGGCATGAGCTGGGTGAACCAGTTCTTGACCGAGACGGAGGCATTCTCACACAAAGTGGTGACGGCATCGACAATGACTTTAGAGAAATATTCTCCAGAACCACGACCATCCTCATTCTTAATCTCTGTTGCGATACGGGCGAACAGGTCATTGGTACCACGGAGCTCATTGAAGAATTCCATCATACCGGGGATGGGGTTTTGTCCAAATCCGAGAATCTGGGGTTCAACATCAAGCGTTGCTTGAGGCTTCGCATCGATGATGTCCTCAGATTGATCGGGACGGCAACGCTCCTCATGAAGATACATGAAGACATTGCATTGACAAAGTTCACACCACTTGTAGTAGTGACGGTTGAACTTCGTCTTGGATGCTCGAGCAGGGGATTCGAGTGGAAGGGCATTCCAAGCACTTCGGAACAGGGGGTTACGAAGGTGGAAAGGGGGATCCAATGGGTGAACAAAGGATTGAGCCACAATCTGGGGGGAAGTACCAGTAGGATAAGTTTGCTCTTCGAAATTGCGACCAAAGGGACGGTCCACAGTTCGACGAACGACTGGAAATGCTGTGGGGGCAGCAAATTCAAAATCCTGTCCAATGGAAACTGAGATAGTGAAGTTGTACGAGACATTCTTCCACAGGGGGCGAATCACAATGCATCCATTGTTGGTGGAGAGCAGAGGAAGCTTGGTGGCTTTGTATGTCTTAAGGGGCATGTACAACCATTCATACATCGAGTAAAATGGAACGGTAATTTCCCACTCTTTATCCTTATCAGGATGGAAAGTCTGAGACCCAGAGAGAGCACCAGTGAGAGCGGTGTCATCATCAGGAACCTGATATCCATAGGAAAAAGGAAGAGTGGTGGCAGATGCGGGGATTCCCATAAGAGGGCAATGAATCACCTCAAAACCAACAGCATCAGTCGATGAGTTAATCTTGATTTTGTAATTCATTGAACCCTTCCAGAAAGAGAAGCCTTTTGAGACGATACCTAGGGCATGGCGATCAATCACATCAGGCATGATGGGCATCACGGGGACAATGGTGCAAGAACCTTTCAATCCAATGTTTCCAACGGTATCAGCCTCAACAATCGCATTTCCAAGAGGAACATATCTACGAAGGACTTTGTAGATATCGTTGAAATCCTCATTATTCATGCGGAGTTTTGCTTTCACCGAAGTGAGCTGGGCAGACTGAACCATAATCTCACCATAGCGCATGGCTCCAGCAATTCCATTACGAGGAACAGAATATTGAAAATCTGGGGCGGCACGCACATACACATTGACAGTAACATTCGATGTAGCATCGACGGCTGAGATAATACTAGCAACATTGAAGATGTTAATAAAACCGGTAGCAGTGCGCTGGATATCAGCGAATGGCTGAGCAATATAAGTGGGCTTCCATGCGGTGGGAGAGATGAAAGGAACAGTGAATTCAATCTCATGGTTTTCCTTAATATCAAGCAAAATATTGGGGTTCATCGTGCGAGATGTGTTAAGAGTGGCAACAGAAGAAGGTCCAGGAACAAAGTTAATCAGGAGTTTCCCTGAATGAGCATTAGAACAGGCAACCTGAATCTTATACTCCAAAGTTCCATTCCAGTAACAATAATGACGTCCAAGGTGAGCAATGCGAGGAGCATTGATCACTGTACCAGCGGGAAAACTATCACGCCAGCCTGAGAACATCATAGGGTGAACCGGAATCTGAAAGAGGGGGGCAGCTGCGGAGCCAGTGGGGGTAGTCGAAGACCAGGTAGTGGATCCAATCAAACCATAAACTGAGCCAATTGATTCAACACGACAAGAAGCTTCTCTTGAAAGCTCATAGTTATCCTCAAGGGCGAGAGGGTAAACTTTCTGCATGCCGGGAAGGAAGGAGTGGGCAAAAGATGTGATTGATCGAACAATGGTGGCTTGAGGAACGACGTAATCTCCATTCTCAGGACGCTGAAGGACAGCAACATCTACGTTCTTGACATAAGCGTAAACGCGCACATCAACGTTAGATGCAGCAGGTCCCTTAACAATTCCGGACATGGTTACAACTTTAATCTTTCCAAGGAACTGGGAAGTAAAGGAGCCATGTTGGCGAGAAATGTATTGGGAAACAGCACAAAAGGGAACAGTCAATTCAGCAGTGGTACCCTTGCTAAGATCGAGATAAACAGGATCAAAGTTTGAGGCAGACACAGCATTCATGGGATTACCGTTCTGAGTGTAGCGATCGTAGAAATCGAAAAACATCGCAAGAATTCCTCCATGCATGGGGGTAGCATTAACAGTAAGGCGGAAGACCACATCCATACGGGCCATATTGAACATGTTCAACATTTGACGAAAGTGGGCAAAGCGATCTTGCTGAGAGAGCCAAGCATTGGGGAATTCGGCATTAACAAGGAGAGTACCAGCAGCTTCAGAATTCCAAAAGATTTCATTAGTGAGACGAACAGGTCGCTCAAGGATCTTCTTAATATCCCAGTTATCTACATCTCCCTCATTGGTATCAAAAGCAGCAGCCGCAGTTTTGGTAACAGTGGGGGCCTCAATTAACTGCTCAGTATCGGCAATGTGGAGAGAAACAACTTCACTTCCATTCATCAAAGAACTCTGAATGGTTATACCATTAGATGGAGCACCAAGGAGATAAAGGATCTGACGAGTATTGTAATGGATCTTAGTAACATTGCCATCTAATACAGTATCTGGGATCACGCCATTCGAAGGACATCCTAGAAGACGCAGAGTGTGATACGTATTATGGTGGATCTTTTCCAGATCCCCATCAAGTCCATCAATTGAAGTGGGACTCACGCGGCGATAATGAAAATTGGCATGACGAGAATCAACTACAGTGTAAGGTGCTTGAGGGATGCATATAATGGTATTATTAGGCATAACATACGATATATGAACACCAAGGTAACCTGTCCGAATACGACCTTCTTCCACTAATGGTTTAGTGAAGTTCCATCCTGATGCTACATTACCCTGGGTGGTGTGGGACCATTCCAGCGTAGGATCAAGAGCTGCAGTACGTAAGCTGTTGTAATCACCATTAATGATGTAAACTTGGGCCTGCACAGCGATGCAATCCGATGCCACCTCTAACTGTTGCATTAAGTTAAAGGCTGTTTGAAAATCCAAGCGCGATTCTACAACAATATCTTCCTCCTCATCATCAACTTCAACTTCGATAGTTTTAGTTTTACGGGGAGGGGGAACAGGTGCTTCCTCTTCCACTGGATGTGGACGGGGGAGGCCACCTGTTGGTGCAGATGGACCTGAACCAGGTAATTGGGGAGTGTTATTGCCACCGCCTGTTTGGGGAGCAGTTGTGCCGCCGGTATTAGGACGAGCCAGCAATGCATTAACATTAGTGTTGATAGCAGCAATAGAAGTTGTCATAGTCGCAAGGGTGCGGGTCAAGGCATCGAGAGTGTGTAATTCTCGGACTTGGTCAACGCGAATGCGGACTAGGCGAGTATTAGTAGAATTCTCAATGACTTGTGCATCAGTAAATGGAGTAGTCATTAGATCATCACGATCATAAGCGCTAACAGCGGTGAGAGGGGGAAATGCTCCACCAGCTGGACGAAAGGGTATAAAAGATTGAACTACAATATCCTCTCCCTCTTCTTCCTCTTCTTCTTCTTCATCAATGGGGACAGTGAAGAAATCGGTGAGGACTTGTTGAGAGATAGGGGTTTTGTGAGAAACTAGGATACGACCTTGAGCATTTCTGAAACAGAGATTAGTCTTCTTTTGAATAGACATAAACATCTCAGAGATGGCCTTGGTGAAGGCTAAAGTAGCATCGCTACTAGTTTCGGCGAAGTCATTATCATTTCGCTCATTACCGCGCTGGGTAGCGCGCCCTCCAGTCTTACGACTCTGTAGGAAGGTTTTGACAGTGGTGAAGCGTTGCTGCCAGAAGGGAGTCATCCAATCACAATAAATGCTAGCCACGATAGGGCGGGTTTGCATCATTGCTTCAAGGGATTCATACAATTCTTGGCGGTTCTTCACGTAACCAACATTTCGAGTGTTGGCATCATCAAGCCAGGAGAGTAAATCATGCACATCTGTACACGAGCGCACTTCATCGATGATGAGAGTCTCAAGTGAGAGAAGGGGATTCACTGTGGCTTGAGGAATAATAGCATCGATAGCCATAGCGTTATTGAAAGCAATAAGCTGTTTGACTGTGCGAGCTTTGTTCTTGGTCAAGTGAGTGAGAGGGGGGGGGATGGTGTTCAAATTGTTCATTCTAGTAAATGTCGAAACAATCATATCGTGAGAGGAGTGATTTCAGAAGCTTTCCAAGGCGACTTACTGACATCCGAAGATATAAAAGCTACTCTTTTCCGATCGACAGTATTACATGATCCATAGAGGTAAAGTTATATTGAAATTTTATCGGGACACGAGTTGCGTGATGAGTGAGATACGAGATAGGTTGCTCGAAGTTGAAAGTACGACCGAATAGTACTTCTCAAACATTATAGGCTGTGTTAGTCCGTTCATCAGTGTAGGTAATTCCTTATCTAAATGAATTTCGCAAACAATCATGCAGGGCATAAGAGCTATAAGAATGGGGATGAGTATTTTCTGAATTACAACGTGCTTGAAAATAATCAAAAGAAGCCTCAATTGATATGTAGAGGTCCATAGCGGAGATAAAATGAATATGAAATAGGATCTAAAAGTTAGCGATCTAATAGGGTCCTTTTGATTGTCCTAAAACATAAATAAAATAAATGCCGACTTGGGGCGGGGTTGGGGGTCATAAAAGTTAGTAGAGTGATTGATACTCCTTCTTCTCGTAGGACTTTCTTCATCCAGCGCTTGCCAGGGAAGCAGGTTCAACGCAATTGTTACGGTCTCCCGCAACAACACGGAATTTCTTCAACTATCTGGGGCGGGGTTTGAGAACCTTATCTTTATAGATAAAAGGGTATGCAGTATATGCA